ATTGCCCCACCTTCCGTCCATTATTACATCTCCTTCAAAAGGTAAAAGAGGATGAATATTTGAACGTTCTTTAAATGTATCCCCTAAAAATATGTCTGTTGATTGATCTGTAATTCTACGCACAGCCCCAGCAATGCTTTGAGTATAATCTACTCGCTGGGATGAAGGGGGGGTGTTTGGGTTTGAAGGAAAACCATTATGATGGGGATGATTCCATAAAGAAACAGAAGTTACATAATATTTGTTAGTAGAAGAAATAATATCTCCTATTTGGGTATTTGGAAGATTTAAGAGAAATACAATTTCATTTATTAACGGATAATTTTTTGTGTTAGGATACAATGGTTTAGCAAAATTTCCCTGATAAAATACAGGTGGATTTGATAAATCTGTATCGTATACAATAGTGCCTAGCCCGTTCCATTCTCCTACTTCTTTAAAGAGGGGATGAGTTTCATCTAAAACAATATCAACAACTCTAGCAGAAACTATAAGATTATCAATCTTAAAATCTCTATTTTCATTTGTTCCGTTGTTTAAATTAGAGTTAAGATTAGAATTTTGGGCTGCAAATCCGTATAATCTATTAGTCATTATTATCCCCCTTTATGGTGTTTATAGCAGATAAAAGTTGTTCCTTTTCTTGATCAGATATAGTTAGTGATCCGTCATCGTTTTGGGTAGCCATTGCTCGTTGGATTAAAGCGGCCATTTTAACAAGTAAATCATCGTTTTTAACTCCTATTTCCATATATTCTTTAATTAATGGAACTATAAGAGTAGCATCACCTATTTCATTTATTAAAGGTTTTAATTCTGAAATAAGTGTAGATATTTGTTTGTCTTTTTTCTTTTGGTTTTCGTATATTTCTTCTAGTATACTAGAAAATGATTTTTTACCGAATACGATTTTATCAAATTGACTCATACTTTTTTATTATAAATATAGTTATATCAAAACTTTGTATAACCATTTTCTTCATAATATAAGTAGTGAGATTTATATATTTTGTGTAAGTGATTAGCTACTTTGGTAATTTTAGGTGTTTTGACATCAATCTGCTCGCGGATATAAATGTAAAGTGCCTTTTTATTGAAAATGGTTAAATGATCTCTTTTACGAAATAGTTCTAATATAGCATCCGCTACCCGAGCATCTATTTCTTTTGGAAAAATTTTAAATATATTTTTGGTGCAATAATCCACGTATAAATCCATGAATTCTGATACGTGGGTGTTTAATGGTTTATCGTCTATATTATAGGAATGATTTTCATCTTCGTATATTTCTTCTATTGGTGTAGTATCTAACTTTTTTTTATAATTCTTTTGGTTAGATAATATCAGATAACGTTTTGCTATTGTTCCAAAATAAGAATATGCTTTGGCTCCTTTACTGGGGTCAAATAAATGTATTTTGGAAAGAAGAAATATTATTACTTCGTGTTGCAAATCTTCAATATTGTCTACTTCGGTGTGGTAAAATTTAAAAGTATGAACAATATTTTCTGTTAACTTAAAAAAAGCAGGATGGATCTCTAGCTCGTATATTTTACTTTTAACCAAAAAATCAGCCTCGTTATTGTATTTTACAATAGCGTCTTCTGTTTTTTGTGTAAAATAAACGGCCATTATAGATTTTTTATGTTGAAAGTATTAAGGATTGTTTGGATGCTTTTAACACTTTCAAAGAAAAATCCGATTTCATCGTCTGCTTTAAATGAGCCTCGATGGTCTATTTCTTTTAATTTCTTATCAGATTCATCTATGATTTTAGAAACTTTATTTAAATAAACCATATATCCTGTAAGGATATCTTCTTGCTTTTCATTTTTCTTGAGAAGGTTAAAGGTCGTGTATCCAAGGACCACGACCATTAACGCTAAAATTATTACTAATACTATCATATACTGTCTAATAGATTTTTTAATCCTTCGCTTTTAATTGTACTTAATGCTTTTTGCTGTTTACTTAATGTTGGTTTGGCATTAGTATCCAATGTAAAATTCTTCTTAGGGGCCTCCACAGGATTTTTAAACTTAGGTAACCATTCTCTTTCAAATTCAATTCTAGCTGCCATTAAATCGGCCTGGTGTAGAACAAATGGAAGACAAGTACGAGGTTTTTGTTCAGGAGCATAGGACACTAAATATTTTTTGTTCCCTTCATCGTACAAACCATCGTGGGTCTGAATGGCTAACATTTCGTTGAATGAATATTGAACACCGTGAGACTGAAGCAAATACAAACCACGATCAGGAACAGAGGCAAATGCTACTTTATTATTAAACATATAATCTTCACCTAATTTGTCTCGACGCCATTGGTCTGTTTGGGCAACATAAGATTCGTTTTGCTCGTCTCCCATTTTACCTAAGTCGTGATTAATAGCAGAAAATACAAGTTCTTCGATTGTATATGTATTTAAATCTGCCCCCATTTCACCCCATAAATTGTTAAGTTTAAGGGCACATTCTACAACACGATTAACGTGTTCGATATAGCCGCCTGGGAAAGCGTTGTGGTATTCTTTTTTGTGAGCGGCTGGCATTAGAATTAAACGATCTTTATATTGCTCGTAAAATTCTAACAATTTTTCTTTGCGGGGAGAAGATATCCAAGTATTGATGTGTTGGATAAATTGTTCCCAATTTTCTTGAATTTGTTCTGCTGTGAGTTTCATAACTGATTAAAATTAGTTTATTTCATTAGGGCCTAGCGGTTCTTGTTGAACAAAAGATTTAGCATCTTGAAGTACTTCCTGAGTATCTTTAAGGATATCTTCAAATTGGTCTCTAGAACCTGCGCGTTGAAGGATTAAAAATAATTTGGAAATGTTGCCTTCTGCTTTTTCTAGTCGGCGCATTATAATTTCTCTGTTTTTCATAATAAATGATTTGGTTTCCCGTTAATATACGGGGAATATATTAGACTGCCAAATTTATTCGACAGAAGTTAATAGTAGCTTTTTTATATTAAATAAATGCGCACATTTTTCATATTCTTCTTTAGTTTCAAAATACGAAATAGCACAATCTATAGCATCCACTAATTGGTTACTATGACTATCTTTTACAATTTGGATATGAGTCTCGTTGATAATATCGATTTTATTTATATAGTCCCACGCCCTATTAAACAAAATAAAATCACCTATGGATTTTATATCATCTTTATCAATATCAGGAACTACATTAACTATGGAAAGTATATTTTTAAGACCATAAAGCTTATGGCTAGTAATTAACTTCCTAAACATTCCCAGTAAATAAATGGGGTGCTCGCTAAAATCGACAGAAGCAACATTATCGTCCTCCTCAGAAAAAGAATTAAATATTTTATTAATGTCCATCTTGCTATACATATGTTGTTCTTATATTTTTTAATCTATGGAAAAGCTGTGTAGGGGAAGCGGGACTCGAACCCACAACCTCGTGCTCCCAAAGCACGTAATCTAACCAATTGATATATTCCCCTAAATGCGGTTCGTATGGGAATCGAACCCATGACCTTCGCAGTGACAGTGCGATATTGTACCCAACTCTACTAACGAACCATTTGAGCGATAAACAGGACTCGAACCTGCAACCTCCGACTTGGAAGGACGATGCTCTACCAATTGAGCTATTATCGCGAATTGAGCGGCAAACTGGATTCGAACCAGCGACCCTAACCTTGGCAAGGTTATGCTCTACCAACTGAGCTACTGCCGCGTTTGAGCTCCCTGTCGGATTCGAACCAACGACCATCCGCTTACAAGGCGGGAGCTCTACCAACTGAGCTAAGGAAGCATTTTTTGTGGACCGTACCGGAGTCGAACCGATGACCTTCTGAATGCAAATCAGACGTTCTAGCCAACTGAACTAACAGCCCTTTGGTTGCGGGAGAGGGATTCGAACCCTCGTGGTTGGGCTTATGAGACCCAGCTGGTGCCATCTCCAGTCTACCCCGCGATATGCTTTTGTACTCCGTACGGGACTCGAACCCGTAAGCTTTCCCGTGAAAGGGGAATGTCCTAAACCAATTAGACGAACGGAGCGTCTTTTTGCGTCCTGAGAAGGATTCGAACCTACGGCCTAGCGGTTAACAGCCGCTTGCTCTACCACTGAGCTATCAAGACAAATGGTACCGAAGACGAGACTCGAACTCGTAATGCTATTCAGCGCTGGTTTCTAAGACCAGTGTGTCTACCAATTCCACCACTTCGGCATAAATATACAAAATAATTTTTATTTTACCAAACTATTTTGCGGAAGATATTGGATTCGAACCAATGAACCAGTTTCCCGATTAACACCTTAGCAGGGTGCCGCTTTAGACCAACTCAGCCAATCTTCCTTTGGGGTGAACGATGGGACTCGAACCCACAATTACTAGAACCACAATCTAGTGCTTTACCAATTAAGCTACATCCACCATTTAGCGGCAGTGATAATCTGCCGCTCTAGTTGCGATTTGAATGTCAGGCTTGACATTCACTTTATATCCCAACGATACAGCCCACCCGCGAGTTGCTCCTATAAGCTTATGGCTAGGGGCAATTTCGTCTTGGTTATAGTCCATATCAATCTCAACATTTACGTTGATTTGTTGGGTAAACCATTCTGCCACTTCTAAAGTACGAACACATTCATCAAATAATCTTGTAAACATATCTCGTACTAGTGGAACTTTTTCTTTTGTATAGATGTAATGAACACCTCTAATACCAAAACGATACGCTATTACAGTTACATAAATGGTTTCTAATCCTATATTTTGAGAATCAGTGCCAATATGAACTTTTAAATTAGGGTACCTTTTCAAGATTCCTAGAGTATGTTCAACAACCTCTACCACTCTGTTGTCTACTGATCTGAACCTTTTCATTTGTTTAATTTTTTAGTAGCGAGAAGCAGAATCGAACTGCCGACCTTAGGGTTATGAATCCTACGCTCTAACCATCTGAGCTATCTCGCCATTTTGGCGCGGGTGCAAGGATTCGAACCTCGAACTGCAGTTTTGGAGACCGTAATGATACCATTTCAACACACCCACTTTTTTTTGAGGTACTGGTTGGATTTGAACCAACATAAGAGCTTTTGCAGAGCTCCACCTTGCCAATCGGACACAGTACCAAAATGTGGTTCTTAAACGATTCGAACGTTTAATTCTTCGTCCGTAGCGAAGTGGTTTATCCGTTAGCCTAAAGAACCAAATGTTGGAATAGCCGGATTCGAACCAGCGACCTTTTGAATATCAGTCAAATGCTCTAACCTGCTGAGCTATATTCCAATGTGTGCCTGCAGAAGGACTCGAACCTCCGAACTCAAACGAGAACTGATTTACAGTCAGTTGCAATTGCCGCTATGCGATGCAGGCGTATTGTGTGGTGATGGACGGAATCGAACCGCCGACACAAGGATTTTCAGTCCTTTGCTCTACCAACTGAGCTACATCACCAAATAACATGAAGTTAGGATACCCGTCTCGTCCTAATCTTAACTGCTTAATCGTAGTTTTACGAGGCCTCGGCAGAGGGTGCTAACTCCATATGGAGACCTGCGCTGGTCTTTTACCCATACTTATGTTCTTCATGTTTGGTACACCATGATGGATTCGAACCACCGACCCTTTGCTTGTAAGGCAAATGCTCTGAACCAACTGAGCTAATGATGCGTATAACAAAAGAAACAACAAATAACTTTAAGTCGACATCTACATCACGACCTTAGATATCTTCACCCTATGTAGTAGGTTTAGTTTCCTTTGTAGTGACCCCATCGGGACTCGAACCCGAAACCTTCGCATTAAAAGTGCGAAGCTCTAACCAATTGAGCTACGAGGTCTTTTGTACTCCCGACAGGATTTGAACCTGTAACCTCGATGGTATAAGCATCTTGCGCTAACCGTTGCGCCACGAGAGCATAATGTGAGGAAGGAGTGAGATTCGAACTCACGGAGCTTTTACACCCTTCAGTTTTCAAGACTGACGCAATAGACCAACTCTGCCATCCTTCCAATTTTAGTTGACTAATATGGATTCGAACCATAATCCTGAGTCCCGTTTCTGATGTTTGCGGGAAAATTCCCGTAACCCCTTTCGTACTCCGTTTCTCTGTGCTCCATTACACCATAGCCAATCGAGAGTTTCGAACCTCTCAGTCTTAGGTTAATTACTCCTAAGATTTGTAGTCAGGACAGGAGTCGAACCTGTATGGTGCTACCTTAGAGGGTTAGGTCTTATTTGCTTGCCTTACCATAAATGGAGTGCTACTCCCTACTCTATACGTCTACCATTCCGCCACCTGACTATATTTTACAGTAGGTAGTGAAGTACTTGTTAGTTAGACTTTCCTTCACCCCGTTATTAAACCTGTATTAACTTTTAGTTTTGGACCAGCTGGTGGAAAGTTATAAAACCACCTCACGCATAGTCAGACGTTACAAGAACTACCAAGTATTATCTGCTAACTGTCGTAGTCAGGACAGGATTCGAACCTGTAAGTACCGACTGGGCTTATTTCTGTTTTAAATGCATCGCCTGTCCAGTGCGTCTACCAATTCCGCCACCTGACTATATTTTTTTATGTTGTCCCCCAAGGATTCGAACCTCGATAAGCAGAATCAAAGTCTGCTGTCCTGCCGTTAGACGAGGGGACAATGGCTTTTCCAAGATGTCAAAGAACGATATTTGATTGTTGCTCTCGCAATTATCTTAATATATATAAATATACGAACAAATCGTGTGATCTCCACATTTTTTATATGACTTTTATATGACGTTTTTCAACAAAAAAGCCCGAATTTCTTCGGGCTTGTCGTGAATTTTCATATGTAAGTCATATGCTTCAGACAAGCCCATATAAGGCATAATCCGTAATGGTATTAAACCATTTTGGACTAAAACATATATGGAGCTGTTGTGAAAGCATATCGTATTGTTATATATTATACATATTGTGAAAATAAGAAAAAATTAATCTTTTTTAGCAGTCAGGACAGGATTCGAACCTGTACGATGCATTTCTCTTGCACCTCGGAATTAATGGCCTCACGAAATTAGTTATTTCGTTAGCTTACTTGTTGCGTCTATCCAATTCCGCCACCTGACTATGCTTTTAATTCATTGGTCTTTTACTCAAAATTTCATCAATCTGTTTTAATATTTCTCCAGATGGGTCTGTTATAGATAAAAAAGAAATTATGTCCAATCTTGTTTTCATTTCTTCTGTTAAACCCCAACCACTACCGCATCTTTGGGCTTGTTCACCAAACATTTGAATAAATTTATTTGCAACGGCTAACCTTAGTGGTCCATCACCACCAAAAGGTATCTTACTTCTTTCAATCGGTCCTATAAATCAAGACCAATATTCCAATTTTTTTTCGTTTTCCATATTTTTTAATTTGTTGTAGTCAGGACAGGAATCGAACCTGTTCGTTATACCAAATGGTTAGGGTTATATTGCTCTCTTGCGTCCAAGAGATAATGTAGTAGTTCCCATCTACGCCGCACCCTCTGTGTTTGATAGTATAACTCCATTAGCGTCTACCATTTCGCCACCTGACTATAAATGAAGGTTCCATACTTAGGCTTTGCGGGAAGTCACCTCCAACCCACCTCGTAGTCAGGACAGGATTCGAACCTGTAAGTAGTTTTCAAATTAGGCGTTCATCTCTTTCACACAAAGCTTGGAGACGGCTTACTTTGGCTACCATTCCGCCACCTGACTATCCCTAGATTACTGAGCAGTAGCAGTACTGTCAGTCGCAGGGAAAAGCTCAGCAGTAGAATCTACTACAGCTGAATCAACAGGCTCAGCTACATTTTCAGTCTGAGTTTCTGTGGTGTTGTTGCAGGCGGTAAGCATAAGACCGACAAGCATTAACATTGCGAACATGTTTTTCATAACTTTGTTTTTTAAATTGTTTAACATGATTAAATATAATAACAAATTGTTGAATTGCCAAATTATTTTGATGACTTTTCTATAACTTATTTGTTGTGATTCTAACAAGATTCGAACTTGTAACCTACTGCTTAGAAGGCAGTTGCTCTATCCAATTGAGCTATAGAACCAAAATTATAAGGGGCTACCTGCTTAAGTGTCTAGATCACTTTACAGCCGATATATCTTATTCTCCCCTTTCTGTACCTCGAGCCGGGATCGAACCGGCACGGCTTCATCAGCCACAGGATTTTAAGTCCTGCATGTCTACCTATTCCATCATCGAGGCATTATATTGATTTTATTTTATCTTTTAATTCTTCTATCTTTTTAAGCGTATTGTCGTATTGATCCACAACATCTACTTTGTGAGGATTGGCCGGATGATATTGCCAAAGTTCATCTTTTAATTGTGAAAAATGAACCAAATCATCCAAAAGTAACTGCTCTAGTTTGTGCCTTGTTTCCATATATATAAATATACTAAATAAATATTAAATTTCCAAATTATTTTGATGACTTTTATATGACGCTTTTAAATGTATCTCTGCCCAAGAAATTCCACAGCTTGTTTGGCTTCTTCGAGGGAAATTTGAAAGAATTCCCTGTTAGTCGATACTCGGTAAGAATCCAGATATCCGTGAACCTCGTTTTCTAATAAATCTCCATCGTGACACTTAAACGCCCATTCAACAATGTATGGTTGTGCTACGCCTGTTGCGCTTGAGATTTGTTTAGCCCTAATCTCGGGTTTGCTTTTGGTATAACCAATTTTAAATAAACCAGGCATAGAAGAATTTGATAAGATATATACCCACGAATTACCGTCTCCCATTCTAGAATAATCTAGTTTTTTGCGGGTGGTATAATATGTAACTTTTTCCCACCCATCTACCTCAGGTTCTAAAGTGAAAAACGCAGGGCCGGAACCCAAAAAATCGTCTTTAGTGGAGAGATACGGTTTAGCTTCTTCTAAAGAAATTCGTTTTAGGTGTTGCATGGTGGTTTATGTTGATATTCCGTTTTTACTTGGTTATACGCTAATTCTACTTTTTCTTGCATACCCATGTGATAGTGGGTTTGGTTTAGTTTACTCACGAGTTTTAACACATTTTCTCGTATCCCCTCTTTGTGGGCTTCAAATAAGATATCTTCTATTTTAGACATATAAATAAAATTTAGATTCCCTCACCATTGAGGGGACTTAAATAAATATATAAAGGTATGAAATCAACGGTTGGTTTGTCAGGGTGTAGGCTGACGATGGGGGTTGGTTTGTAGACGTGTGGGATGACGATTTGTAGGGGGACAAACTTCACAAATAAGCGAGTTAGTGGTAAGTTTTATTCCTCACCTGTATCGCCATCTACCGTTCCTTGTAAAAAGGATAAGTATTTTATCTTTTCAATTTCTTTATCAGTATAAAACCTACCACTAACACCAAATAAACCCAATAAAAGGTCTTGTGCTTGGTTTTCAGTTATCAGTTCTAACCTAAGTTTTTCTGCTATTTCTAAAATTTGTTCTTTCATATCTTTTACTGTGTTTATTTGTGAACCGTTAGCGGTAATACTACCAACCGTGTGTAATTGAAACTTTGTTTAACATTTGTAAATACAGTTTAGTTAGATGTTTGTGGTAATATTTGCGTTTCCAAAATGGCTTAGTTTTATGCTCTATAAAATCATTTAGTAAATCACCTAAATCAGCAGTATATTCATCAAGATTTACAGTTAATGAACCGCCATTATTTACGACATTACAAACTGTTGGTACTTTTTTACCAGTTCTGTATTTTTCTAATTCTTTATACATATTCTTGTTTTTAAAATCCCTCGTAAATTAAACCGTACTACCGCTAACAAGCGGTTGGCTCAATTTCTCAAGTTTAAGACAACTTGCTATCATTGTACTTTTGTAATTCATCATCAATCTTTTTATTGCCTTCAATATCTTCAACCCAAATTGAATACTTACAATGATAGCAAGTATCAAATCTTTTAATTCCTGACCAACCTAAGCCTATTCTCATCTTATGTACTCCGAAGTAGCATAAAAAACGGCTTATAACACGGGTTTGCCGCAAGTTGGGCATTCGTGCTTCTATGTATGTAACTGCTTTATTCAACATTTGTATTTCAATTTAAAATTTGTACTAATTAATCCCAACCTGATGCTGGGGGTTGGTTTGTCAGCGTGTAGGCTGACGATGAGTTCACAAATAAACGAGTTATGGGCAATGCTATGGACACCTAAATCCATTGTGAACTATTTCCCACTCCCAATATTTTGAGTTGTTTTTTCTAACTCTATTTTCTGACCAACCTTGCTTATACCAAACCAACTGATAAGGATTAGGCTTATGAGAAGTGCTTCCGCTAACATCGGTTTGTTGCAAGCGGGGCTTCTGTGGTTTACCAAGTTTTATCTTTTTATCTTTCATAGGTTTGGGGTTTATCATTAGAAAGACTGCAACTCCGACTTGACATTATTCCAAAATTCAAGTGCCTCATCTTTTTGTGCTTCATACCAATACTGGGGAGTTGCCCCACAATCATCCCAATCAGCATGGTTTGGGTCTAATGGTCTTGCGCTTAGTATTTCTTCAACCGCTATCAAAGCACATTGTTTAGCTAAGTCGTTAATGACAAATCCGTTAATACTGTATTTTGCACTTAACAACTCCTTTAAGTAATGGTGAATCAATTCCTTTGCTTTTTCTTTTGGTTTCATGGGTTTGGGGTTTGGTTGGTAAGGTTATAGGCTGACTGTAATATTATTTTTGTTTTGATTTTAATTCATTATAATAATACCTCTCAGCCTCTTCTTTTGTGAATGATGGCAACTTTTTAGCCTCCTTCTCTTTATCATAATCCGATTTCTCAAAAAAGCAACCTATTACATAAATTGTCACAATTGTTAATATTACTTCCATAGTTTTGGGTAATTTATGACAGGTTAATAACTTTTATTTTTTAAAGAGTTAAAAATTTAGTATAAACTGGCTTATGCGTATTGCAAAGCCAATTTATACAAGTCTGAATTTACTTTCATGTTTTGTTGGAAATTCTTGATTGGACGGCTCTTACGTACTTTTTCACCGTTGGCGTAATTGTACATTCCGTGAATCAACTTTTCTTGAACCACATTGTAGATACTCCACAAGTCGTCTCCTTGATCCTCTTTGCGAGTTGGCTCAAGCAATTCTGCAATGCTAATTGTTTGCGTTTTAGGGTCAATTCGCAACCCAATTGCTTCAAGGGCAAATTTCTCCTTTTCATCCCAAGTCATCTGCTTG